CACAGCGAATGTCGGCCACGTCGTTCCAAGTGACATAGCGACCTGCTACAGGTTCGCCGAGGTCTTGAATATCCAGACCTTGCGAGTCCCGGCAGCAACGTCCTGGTAGAACTTCGGCCAGGTACCAACGACTGTAGCCGAGCCATCCGTACCAGTGCTGACGTTGTAGCTGATCTCGAAGATCTGCGTACCATGATCCCAGGCAGCTGCTACGTTCGTGTGACCGACAATGAGCTGGCCAACGTTAGACGAGATGCCAGAGTAGTTCCAGCTGAGTGAAACATCCTCAGAGCCACCGTAGATGTCCATCGTTCCGCCAGCCTCACTGGCGAAGTCCAACTCGTACGCCTTGCGCCAGGTTGTGCCGTCGTTGTTCCTGATATATACCCTCAGCCAGCCGGAGGTTGGGCTTGCGATCTGCTTCGACTCGCAGACGACAATCGCAGGATTGGTTGTGCCTGCGATGTCGATGTCGACAGCGCGATACCTGTTCGTTACTGCATTCGCAGCTACGACGGTCTGCTTCGTACCTGCGGAGTAGTTGCCACCACTGAGGGTGAACGGAACGTAGTTGAGGCTGTTGTCAGTTCCCTGGTACACAAGGTGAAGCGTGTCATCAGTTCCAGCTGTAACACTGAGCACGCCGATCTTCGTAGTGCTAGACGCCGCAGGCGAAGGCGTATACGACAAGTTGAGCGACCACGTGGAACGGGTCGAGTCAGACTTGTAGAAGTGAATCTTTGCAGTACCAGTTACGTCGTCGCCGCCAGTGGCCGTCGTGTTGTTATCTGGGACAATCATGACGGCAGAGCCATCCGACAACTGGGCTACCGCTCGCTTCATGTTCGGAGCGAGCGTGCCAGTCGTGCCGAGGTTTCTGATGTTCGCGCTAGTCATTTGTCTCCGACTATCCCACTAGGGCCTTAAGGTTCTTGACGAACTCCTTGGCGTCCTTGCCGTCCTTGACGTTCGGGAACTCCAGGTTACCGTGGAAGTGGTTCGTTGTGTTCTGTACCGTCGGTGCCATGATGATGGAGCCACCTGCAGCGGCCATCCGCGAATTGAGCCTAGCACGCCCGAACACGCCACCGCCAGCGAAGAACTGCAACCTGTTTCCGGTGTTCGCCAACAGGCTACCGAATTTACCGAGCATGCTTCCACTGCTCAGCAGCTGGCCAATTCCAAGCGCCTCGCCAAGCTTATTGAACAGCGCAAGTGCATTGGTGCGGTATACCGGATCAGTCGGGATGACGTACTCAGGATATCCGCGCCGACCCTCGCCAACGATAGCGGTAGCCTTGTTGGCAACCATGCCACCACTTGCGAGGAACGGAATGTCAGGAGTGTCAGCCTTGAACGGCCCAACACCGAAGCTGAGGTCATTCCACTTTCCGATGATCCAGTTAACAGCAGACTTGAACGCATCCTTAAGGCCATCGAAGACCCCGACGAACGCATTCTTGAGCTGGTCCTTGATCCCCGTCACCTTGGTAATGAACTGGTCGATATACCCCTTGGCGGTCGAGATCGCATTCGAGATGCCATCACGCATCTCGTTGAACTTGTCCCTAATCCAACCGGCGACCTGCTTCACTACATCCCAGAGTGCAGCGTAGCCGTCCTTGAATATCTGCCAACGCTTCTTGACTTCGTCGACCATGACTGCGACTACATCCGCAATCGCCTTGAAGCTTTCCTTCACCTTGTCGACGATCGGCTTGATGATGTTGTCCCAGATCCAACTCAGGGCAGTACCAAACGCATTCCAGATCGCCTTGACAACGTCAGCGAGGAACTGGAACCACTTGATGATTCCCTTAACCAGATCGGGGATGATGCTGTGACCAACGAGTACGTCATATACCCACTGGAAGAATGTTACAATTCCCTCTACGAGACCCTTGATTACGCCGATGATGAGTAGTACGGCACCCTTAAGTGCACTCCAGATAACACCGAAGATTCCAAGGAAGATATCCTTGAGACCCTTCAGCGCAAGACTCCATCGTCCCGTGATGATGCCGTAGAACAACTCAGCAATACCACGGAAGAACTTGATGAAGTTCTTGATGACTCCAATAGCCGCATCCCACACAGGAGGAAGCGTATTCTTGAGTACATGCAGGACGATGTTGAGTGCGAGAAGGAACACGCCAATCAGGACGCCGGCAGCGATCTTCAGGATCGGCAGAACATAGTTCTTAAGGACATCACCGATGGGCTCGATGAGATCCTTGTACTGTGCAAGCTCTGGGCCAATCTCCTGGAACGCCTTGCCGAGCTTCTCCTTGATGATGTTTGCAATCTCAAGGATCGGCGGACCGATGAGCTTCCATGCCTGCTGAACTGCGTCAGTGAGGAACTTGACGAATCCTGCTACAGCCTCGAACCACTCCTTGAACCTGCCGCCGTTTCCTGCGAACGGGTTAGGGACGTTGTCGAACAGATGCGAGAAGAAGTTACCAATCAGTGCGACGATAGGACCGAAGGTGTCAGCAACCCACTTCCACGCAACACCCCACGCCTTCTTGATGGGATCGAGGAAGTTGAACAAGCCGAACAGGTTCTTCGTCTTGTCCTGGATCGACTTCGTGAAATCATCAATCAGCTTAGACTGATCTTCAATCCCACCTTCGCGCCCAAGTCCACCAGCACCACCAACGTCAGCGAAGTTCGCACCAGCACCAGACTTGAACTGGTCACCGATCAGATCATTCTTGCCACCCTTTGCGCTGGCAAGAGAATCTGCAGCAGACTTGAACGAATTGATCGCGTCTGTGATAGCCGAGATCTTGTCACGAATCGCGTCATACTGCTTCTGGATCTGATCAAGCTTCTTACTCTCCAGGTCATAACTGGCCTGGAGAGCATCACGACTTGCCGTGAGCTGATCAACCAGAGTCTTCTGCTGGTTATACGCAGTCTGTGCTGCCTGAAGCTGGTCGTTGATTCCGTTCTTCTGATCCTGAAGCTGCTGGATCTGGGCATCGTAATTTCCAAGAATATCAGACCCAGCACCAGCCTGCCGAAGCTGCTCTCGGCTACCGCGCAGGACTTCCAGCCCACCATTCAGTGAGGCGATCTGGTCATCGAGACCAGACATGGAGTCCTTCATGCCGTCAAGGATCTTGGTCTGTGCGTCGAGTGCATCGTTCGCCGCGCCGAGACTATCCTTGAGCCCGTCTACGATTGCCTTCTGTGCGTCAAGCTGCTTGCCTACTACCTTGAGTTGATCCTCAAGGGGGTACAGGTCCTTGATGAGCTGATCGAACGCGGGGACAGCGCCAGCCGCGACATCCTGCAACTGCTTGCGGATGTTCGCGTAGTCAGCTTCCTCTGCGGCCCTCTGGACCTTGGCAATCGCCTGCTCGAACTTGTCTACGTCGTCAGTCACGGAGTTGAATGACTGGCCAACCTGCTGCACTGCGGCAGTCTGATTTTGGATCACCGCTGCTGCGTTATTGACGCCACTAGCGTGCACGGTTGATGCAGCAACGGACGCCTTGCGCATGTTATCAGTGTGATCTTGGGTCGACGAGTAGTGACCCTTGATCGCCTCAGCGCCGGTCTTGACGTTATCGATCAGCGACGGAGAGTGCTTGGCCCACGGGTTCAGGTAACTGAACCACTTGTAAACAGCCTTTGCAGCAGCAGCGATAACGTCGACCACTGCAATCATTGCGTTCCGGATCGAGACCGGCAGAGCATTGAAAGCGCGGATGACGAGATTCTTTACTGCGATAACTGCATCAGCGAGTGGCTTGAATGCGCTAGCGAAGTTGTTGTTGTTACCCCTGAACCAGTTGACGATGTTGGTCCAGATCTGCTTCAGATCTTTCCAGAAGATGGCAATGAGGATGATGATCGCAGTAATTGCGATTCCCCACGGGCCAGTCAGGACATCGAAGATTACGAGGCCCATCCGTGCAAGGAACGGAATGATCGCCCTGAAGCCCGAGGCAAGGATTACTCCAAGTCCACGGAAGAACGCAACAGGGCCGAGAAGCATCGTACGCCACAGCACGCCAGCCGCTGCGGCTACCGGACCAACGAACCTCGTCAGGAACGTGGTGTATACTGCAGCTGATCCGGCACGGAAGATCAGAACCATGTTCGTCCACAGTAGCCTGGAGCCAACGGTGAAGAATAGATAAGTGCCACGGAAAACGTTCCGAGCAAGTACCATGCCGAAGGACATACCAGTAGCCATAGCCTGTGCGCCAGCACTCCAGATCACCTGGAGGATGCCAAACCCAACCCTGCTGATCACGGCGAACACAGGGAAGAGCGAACGGAACAGACGCGGCACAGTGGCGAAGAAGAATGTGAACAGATTCAAACTCAGGAGCCTGAACCCGTACGAGAACAAGGTGAAGAAACTCTTTACCGCAGTTCCGCCGAGACCAAAGAGGCCGATAAGGACTCTAAACGGACCTATGATAAGCCTGACCAGACCCGAGAGCTGACTGAACAGAATGACCAGAGCGCCAGCGTATCGAATCACTGGACCGACCAGTGCAACGAACGCCAGGCCAAAGAGGATGAACTTCTGTAGACCAGGGTTCAAATTACTGAACGCCGTCACAAGGTTCTGGATAGCCGAGGCCAGCCAGAGAACGAGCGGGATCAACGGCTGAATGATGTCAGCACTGGCGTTCTGGAGCATCGTCCAGATGATCTTCAGGCGCTGAGGATTGCTCGTCAGTACCTGGTTAAGCTCCTTCTGTGACTGGGTATAGACAGCATTCATATCCTTGGTGGACTGAAGTGCCCTCTGGTAATATCCAGTACTAGACGACAGTTCCACCATAAGCTGCTCGAATCGGTTTACCTGATACCGACTCGCGATGATGGAGCTTACGAAACCCTTCTGTGCATCACTCAGTGTCCCGAAGGTCTTGGACATTGTGAGCAAACGCTCCTGCGCGTTAGAACTCTGCCACGCGAAGGAGTTGACGTTGATGCCCATGAGCTTCAGTACTTCGGCAGCGTCCTTCGTGGGGGACAGTAGCCGGCTGAAGATCGTCTTAAGCGCGTTACCTGCATTCGCAGCGGAACCAGTGGCAGGGGTGAGTGCAGCAAGGTCTGCGGCGAGTTCGCGCACACCTACGCCTGACGCCCGAGCTACACCTGCGACACGGGCGAAGCCAGCGATGAGGCCACCCATCGAAATACCTGTCTGGTTCTCCACCATGTTCAGGATGTCGATGGTGTCCGACAACTGCGAGATACTCAGGCCGTACTGAGCCTGAATAGCGATGAGGCTGTTCGTTGCATCAGATGCCTGCAGTTCACCCAGGACCATTGTCTTGAGCGTAAGCTCTACAGACTTCGCAAGCGCAAGTCCAGACGCACCGGCCGCGGCCCAGTCGGCCGCGATGTTCAGTGCATCATCCTGCGCAACGCCGAACTCGTTCGAGAGCGCGATGAACGCCTTGCGGAGACTCTCCAATTCCTTGGCATAGAAGTCCGAACCGTGAGCAGCATCCCCGTATACCTTGGTAATACGAGTGAACGCTTTCTCATTATCTAGTGCGAACTTCGTTGCAGCGGTGCCGGCCGCGAGGATCGGGAGAGTGAAGTTATACTCAAGCTGTCGACCAAGCCACTGCATCTGACTGCCGACGCGAGCGATGTTGTTGTTTGCGGGACCAAGAGATCCCAACCCAAGCATCTGGGTGTTGAGCTGGGCGAGTACAGAACGCGCCTGCGAGGCCAGGATCTTGACCTGAATGTTGAGGACGCTGTTCACGGAGGTCTCCCTAGGATCTACGATCCTCGATAATGGGCCTCACGTGCCCTACAGGATACTCGCCTATAGTGTAGTGCGGCCCGCCGTAGCCGCATAGGCTTAGACGGGCCGCATTTCTACATCAAGGGGTCTCGAACATTGCCAAGGTTCTGAGCTTTCGCCTTTTCCTTGGCCGCCTCATTGGCCTCGTGTCGATTTCTCTCTGCGAAGATCACCCTAAAGCGTTCGAGAAGCGTCGGATCTTGTGCGTACAGGCCGCCAGGTTCAGGTAAGTGAGCCCACTTCATGCCCTCAAGAAGGCTGAATAATCTCAGCGCAGTCCCCGGCTCAGGGACTTCCTTCCCTCGGACATACAGACTTACCTGGTCTAGGAATTTTTTTCCGACGCCTCACGCTGCTCGATCTCGGCGCGGAGGTCCTGGAGGCGCTTCATCTCCTCGTCGATCATCTCGACGGTCATGTCGCCGGTCAGCCAGGGGTTCATCTTGCGGATGTGGTCGACCACCTGGTTGATAATCGACGGGTCCGCCTTCTGGATCCACTGGTTCAGCGTGCTGCCCTCGCCGTTGTTACCGAAGGGCACAGGAACGAGCTTGCCTGCGTTGTTGCGCGTGACGAGGTTCCAGTTGGAGATGGCCGCTCGCAGAAGGGCCTGGCGGTCGATCGACTGGTTGACGTTGAGCGTGGCATCCTCGGTGCGCCGGTTGATGCGAATGTCCTTGGAGGTGGACGATTCGTACTTCGCGCGGTCGCCTTCCGTGAGCTTCTTCAGCTCAAGCCACTGCTTGTTGTCCGGAAGGTAGTGCTGCTCCTTGTCGTCGAAACCGAAGTAGTCGACGTAGCCGGAGTACATGTCATCCGACTTCGCAGGACCATCTTCCTGGATGCTCGGGTCCAGGCCATTCAGTGAATCGATTGCCATTACCTTGGTCCTTTCTAGACCGAAGATTTACAGGGCAATGCCGGGAGCCCAGTTTGAATGAGCCCCCGGCATCACATGAGAACTAGGCAGTTACGGAACTGCCGTTGACCAGCGTGACGCGGCACACTGGGTTGTTGGTGAACGGCCGAAGCGCCTGGAACTCGATGTCGGACTCGATGATGTCGTCGCCGCTCGCCTTCAGCGGGTACGGCTTGATCGCGCACAGAGGAAGCTCGATCATCAGCGAGTATGCCAGGGAAGGCGAGCTGCCCGGGATCGTGCTGTACGTGGAAGCGGTGATGACAACTGGCGACTTGGTGATGACGCCGCCGACAGCAGTAGCCGCAGACGAACCGTACACGGCCTGACGGTAGAGGTTCTTGTCCTGCTCGCGAACGTGAACACCAGCCGTCACGGTACGACGCTTCGCGGTCAGGTCGCCGAGGTACAAGCTGCCGAGCCGGAAGTCGTCAGTCGTGATGCCGTTGTCGAAGTCGAACTTGAAGGATCGAGCCGCGAGGGTCACGCTGTTGAAGGTCGCCGTGATATTCGTACCGACGATCATGTCCAGACTGTCCGTGTTGGCGATCGCAGTAGGCGACGCCTGAGCAGTCTGAAGTCGAGCGATCATGCCAGCGGTACCCATGAGGTAGCCGTTGGCTTCGGCTTCCAGGTGGAACGTGTTGACGACGCCGTCAGTGTAGCGATACACGTCGAGGCCGTTGCCGACGTTCTCCTCGAAGGCGATGAAAGGCATCGCGCCGAGGTCGTTCGGAACGAACAGGTGCGAGAACGTACCGACGTTGCTGAGGCCAGTGACGGTACGAGTGATTGCAGTCGCCGGCGTGGAACCACCAGTCAGCGAGTCCGTCTTGGTCATCGGGGCGCCGGTCAGTGTGCCAGACAGGGTGCCGGTGAAGTTTACAACGACCGCAGTCGCCGGGAACGGACCACCAGTGCACCACACCTCGCCGTAGCCGATGTTCGACAGGTTGACGAGGGCATCCTGAACCTGAGCGGCAGTAGCGTTGTACGGGATTGCCGCAGTGGTCTGACCGCTATACGTCAGTGTGAAGCTACCACCCGTCGGAGAGCCGGTCATGGTGATGGTTTCCTTCTCGTTGACGCCACCGGGACCGTCCTGCTGGGTACCGAAGGCAGCCTTGAGAAGGGTTCCGAGCGCGCCGGGGCGAACGTAGAACTCGTAGTCGCCACTCCAGAACGCAGCACCAAGGAAGGCGTCGTTTACGTCACGACCGCCGCCGATCTCCGGATCGGGGATGAGGAGGTCTCGGTTGGTAGCCAAGGCGCCAGTCTTGGTCTTGATGATAACGCCGTTGGTGTTGAGATCTGCCGGGAAGGTAGCAGCAACCGACTGGGTACGGAAGGCTACCGATCCTGCCTGAGAACTGAAGCCCATCTGTTACTTCCCCTCGATGTTCTCGTTGCCCTCGACGAGGGACTCGGCCGGAACGCCAGCGTCGACCGGAGCGTCAGAAGGAAGCTCCAGGTCGGCGATCTGGTCCGGCTTGTTCTCGGCGAGTTCCGTGGGATCGACCGGAACGAGTTCCTCTTCCGGGATGTCAGAAGTGGCCGCAGCCGTCATCGCCGCGATGGCCGCGCTTGCCGAACCGTCGCCCGTGGCGCGATCCAGGGTCTCCATCTCGCGCCGGGTTTCACGCTCAAGGCGAGTGATCTCGTCGTCCAGCTGCGACTCCACGACAAGCTCGTGCTGCACGCTGTTGGCTTCAGCCGTAGCGGAGCGGAGCGCACTCAGCTGGCCACGAAGAGCCTCCGCGCGTGCGCGCTTGGCATCAACACTCATTGCGTCTCCGTCTCGTACGGACTACTTGTTCTCAGTTTCGAGCCAGTAATCGATGATCGACAGGTAGAGGAAGTTTCCGTCAATCTGATTGCTCACATACAGATGACGAAGGATTCCTCGCCTCTGAACGCGCTCAGTTGCGCCGTCCATCACTACCGCCAGCGAGTTCAAACCTACGGCAAGGGGGGCATCATTGTACAGCGTGGAACGTAGCTTTTTTGCCATCACAGAATGGGTGGCGATGCCACGATCTTCCATCGTGTCTTTGACGAACCCCTGGATACGTAGGATATATCGCTGGATGGTTGGTTCTTTCGACGGGTGTTCGTATGTCTGGTCATCTGGATTCAAGTCCGACGGAAAGATCCCAATCGACTGACCTGGATCCGTCGGATGCAGTGGACGAAGTGCGATGAACGTGTTCGGCCAAAGCATCTGGAACCTTGCTTGAACTACCTGCATCGCGTTCTGTGGAAACACTGGGGTAGTTGAGTCAAAATCACCCACTGTATACCCCAATCGAAAGTGACGCAGTTCCTTGCATGACGTACGCTGCAAGGTCGGCCGTGATTGCCTTCTCGTCTAGTATACCGAGGCCGATCACTGGACGAGCTGGCGTACTTGGACTCGACTTTCCAGTCTGCGCAGTCTTTATCTTCTCGGTCAGCATTCCCGATGTAGGATCGCCAGGCCAGATGAGTTCTGCAGAGTTACCAAGTTGCGTGATCGCTCCAGCTGCGTGCGTGACGTGATTGCGCATCTCGCCAGTACGAACGTTGATCGGGTGATAAGGCCCATAGCCAAACCAGTCACGAATGTTCGCTGTAGCCGGCGAGAGTGCTTGCCACTTGCCAGACACCTCATCACCTTCGGTGTCGAACCGACGATCAGCCCTGTCCCTCAGCCACGGGATGACGGACTGGCGCATGAAGTTTGAAAGAGCATCACCAGTAAGGCGCGTCTGAATCTGCTCAATCAGGAGAATCGCAGTGCTCGTCTTGTCGACAACGAAGTTGATGAAGTGCACATTAGGCTGACTCATCCGTCACCCCGTGTATGGAGGATACGTTACTGTTCCGGCAGGGAAGATCGGCGTCGGCGAGTAGAACGGAAGTGGCGCGGCAGACGTGACCATCGTGTAGAACGCCTCAGTATTCGACGCGGCGTCCAGATTCGAGATCATCGGACCAGAGCGACCAGCGTCCGCTGGGTCATTCGTACTGGCACCAGGCAGAATCATTCCGCCGTTGACGATCTGTTCCAGTACCTTGTAAGCCTCGCTCACAAGATACAGGCCGTACTGGTGCAGCTTCTCCAACTCGTTCGAGCCGGCCTGCGCCATGATCAGTCGACCAGATGCGATCCAGACGTTCAGTCTCTTGAGGAGAAGGAACGTCGGACGAGTCAGTGGATCAGTGCTTGATACGACAACGGGTGTGACATACCTGAAACCGATCTTGCTGTCGATCTCGTTGGCCGCATCGTTGACGTACTGATCGGCAATCGGAGCCGAGGGCAGCGGAATGTCAGTTCCGACAATGAGATCGGCTGCCACGCAGTATGCTG